TACGAAAAGAATCCTTTAAGTCTGCAAGATTAAATAATTTAGATTTTTTAGCTTTAGCTTTTAGGGTTGCAACTGTTTTTGCTGATAAAGGTTTTCTTCTAACTGCCATTATGATCTATTCCTACGTTGTAATAATGCTCTGGGTATTCTTAGACCTGCTTTGTATAAAGCACTAATTCTTTTCAATAAATTAGCCCTAGCACTTCTTTTAGCACCTTTTAAACCAGATAAATATTTTTTAGGTATCTTGGTTTTTTTATCTTTGGGTACTCTACGTTTCTTCGCCAACTGTTTCGCCCTCTACTTCTGTTGTTTGAAACTGCCCTCTTACAGTTCTTGATGAATCAATCTCATCATTTATTGTTCTAATCTTTTCATTATCATCAATTACTGAGTCTGCAATCTGTTTATCTATTTCTTTGTTAAATGTTTCTGATCTAATGCCACTTGCTTTTGCCATCTGTAGATATTGTAAATCATTAGCCCAATCTCTAAGGTCAAATGTATCTGGATAGTTTACGTTTCCATCAAACTGAGCATCTTGCCATCTGGCAAATAATGACCATATTTGTTCTTCTGCATTTTCTAAATAATCTGCTTTTTCCGATAACTTAGCATTTAAAAGCTGAAACTCGGTCTGTAAGGCGATACCACTAGCAACTTGAGTACCAGTAGCCCTTACGCTTCCCATATGGGTAATTCTATCAATCGCATCTATTTTATTATTAATACATTTCATTATGCCATCTAGGTTTTGTCCAGATGGTTGAATAATGTATGGTTTCAGACTAGCTTCTAAATCTTCTGGTATTTCTATAATTGAACCTGCCCCTGCACTTGCTTCAACATTAGGGGTTTTAACAAGGCTTGGGTGGTTTGCCAATCTAATAAGCTGTTCCTTTTCACTATAGTCATTATAGATTGATTGTTGTAAATGAGAAACATCTGCAAGATCAGATATACCTATAGGGCGTTTATTTCCTCTAAGATTATAAACATTAACAGCAGGGATAACACCAATGGGATTAGGTATCTCGTCAATTAACTTTGGCTCTTTTTCTGTATATTCTTTATCATATTCTTCAAACTCATAAGTCATTATAGTTTCTTCTGTAAAAACTTTTATAATGGCTCTTTCTGAATTTATGTCCTCTACTAAGACTAACATATCTAAATAAAATCTACCACTAGGACTTCTGACATAATTCCAATTAATGACGTTCTCTGGCGTGTAAATAGAAATGTAAGGTCTAATATCTTGTGCTAGTTCTTCTGCTCTTGTGTTAGCATTTGATTGTGGTTTATCTACTATTACCCAACAATTACCATAGATACTTGCGTTCATCTGAACTTCACGCATAACAGTATTAAAGTTCCTACCATCTAAATCTGCATCTTTTAAAAAAGATAAAAGTTGTGGGTTACCATCTAAACTTCCATAATCTCTAGTTGGTGGCACTCGCCATAGAAAACTTGTATAAATTTGAACAACATTCTTACAATGATTGTCTACTGGCGTATGCCTTATTCTTGCATCATATTCCTCTGGAGTTTCTAATATATATCTATGCAGGTAATATCCATTTTTATAATCATCACCACCTAAATAGCTACGAATATAAAACTCCCATCTTTCGATATTAGCATGCCATAAATCGTGTTTTTTCTGTAAGAACTCTTTATTCATTAACTCCACCTCTGAACTGGACTAGGCACAAAATTCCTTTTAAGGGGGAATAAATACTCAATCAAATAACCTAAAGCATCATTCATATGGTCAAACCCACTATCCTTATCTGGTATGTGTGTACCCTCTTTATATATTTGTCGTTCTAAACTTTTGATAACATTTTTGCAAGATTTTAGAATAAACAAATTATTTTTACCATTAACATTTTTTAGTTTTGAATTAACTGCGTTAATCCTATCCCTCACAAGAGGTGCTGTATTTCTACATTTTACATGAAATCCTGCATTTTTCAATATCGCTATGTCAGTTAATCCACCTGCTGATGTTTTTCTTTGTCTAGCACTAGGGTCTGGATAAACTGCTATTTGTTTATTTTTATATCTGTTTCTGATTTCTTCACACATTTCATTTGTATTACTACTGTATATTTGTATCTCATCTATTACAATAATTTTATCGTTTTCAATCATACAAACTACGCCACACATGGGGTCAACATTAAAGTCTAAACCTATATGCAATGTATTTGAATTGTTACGAAATGTTTCAATAATGTTTTTATCTCTACTGAAATTATAATAAATCATGCCAGAATAGTTTACAAATGTAGCTTCATATTCCTGCTGAAATGTTCTTAAATCTAAATCTTGTTTTGCTTGTTCTATTTCATCATCACTAACTTGACCACCCTCAAGAGTTGTATACTTAAATGATTCCCAATCTTTATTTGTTTCACTTTGCTTGTAAAGTTCATATGACCAGTTTCCAAATCCTCTAGGGCTTCCACAAAACAAAGCATGACCTTTAGTATCTGACAATGTAGGTCTTAGAACTTCATACCAAGTTTCTTTACTTACGTCTGCAAACTCATCTATACATAAAAAATTAATGCCTACCCCTCTCAGTGAGTTCTCATTATCTGAACCCCTTAATGTAATCTGACTATTGTTTTTTAATGTAATTGTAAGGTCGCTATGATTAATTGATTTTACCCATTTATGTTTCAATAATTTATCTTTTAATTCACTCCAACATATTGCCTTTGCTTGCCTATAGCTTGGTGCAACATACCAGACTTTTTGATTAGGCTGACTTGAGAACTTTGCTAATTCATTTATGGCTAAATAAGTTTTACCAAATCTTCTTCCAGTAATTAAAACCCTAAACCTTTTATTATTACTTATGACTTCTCTTTGTGGCTCTGATAAAGGCATTAATCATATGACCATTGCAAAGGTTCTTCTAGTTCTGCTTCTTCTAACTTATCTTTTTGACCTAATATGTTTTTACCTAAGAATATCTGCATAGTTACATTACCTTTTTCTGCTGACTTCCATTGCAGTTGTCTTAGTCTTAGTTTTTGCTCTGCTCTACCTTTTGTCATAAATTCCGAATAATTCTTCTCTAAAAGGTCTGCTGAACAACCAAAAAAGTCAGCCATTTCTTTATTAGTGCAACCAAATTTAGCAAGTTTTTGAAGTTGTTTTGTATCTATTGTATATTTTTTTGGTCTAGCCATTCCTATTTACCCATAGTTTGGTAAGTATTTTTAACAAATTTGAAATCAAAAATCTAATATTTAAAACAAATTCATCTGATTATATTGATTTACTTTAATATCTTTATCGTCTAACTCTTTGATTTTCATAAACTTTTCATAAGTTATGACTTCACTCATCATTTTTTGATATAGCTTAATGTCTTTTTCTTTAACAATTTGCATAGCTTCCTCATATTTTGCATCTACTTCTGCTTGTTGTTCGGCAGTAAGCCCATTATCAAATTCAATTTTTTTTATCATTACACGAACATATTTGATTATTTGTAAGCCTTGAATAATTATTATTATTAGTAAATTTATAAACTATTGGTGAACCACAATTTTTACATTTTAAGGCATCTCCAAGTGTATGTTTTCCATATACTGGATAATGTATTTTTCTAACATTTTGAAAAGATGGCGAAATGTAATTATTTATTATTTCATTTAAAAAAGAAAAATAATTTTTTTTATCTTTTAATGATAAATCTTTTATATCTTCTTCTATTTTAGTTTCTAAAGATTGAACTGCTTCACACATACACCAATCATCAATATCGCAAATAGATTGACATTTTTTCATAACCAACTCCCCATACCAAGATATTGTATAGCTTCATCTCTGGTAAACTTGTTTTCATTAATTGCTTTTTTGACCATATCTGGTTTGTTTTGAGCAATTTTTGAGATAGCAGAATTAGGCTTCTTCTTTTGTATTATTTCCATAAATTTTTCTGTATAAAAAGAATACTCGTCTATTCTATCGTTTGTCTGGCTTGGTGCTTCATCTAAATAGCGTTTATCTGACAACCAAAACGCAGGGTGTTTAGCATATTCTTTATCTTTTACAGAATCATAATATTTATTATACAATTCACAAAGTTCTTTTGGTTTGTTTTTCCATTCTTTATCTAAAGCAAAATATTTTTTTTCTGCTTTACCCTTACCAACCTTATACTTTATTTTAGACCAGAAATCGTGAAATAACATCATATTTTGACCAATAATAGAATTATTGGGTTTAATGGTAGGGGTAGTGGTTAGGGTAGGGGGCTTTTGGCTAGGTTCTAGTCTAGGTTTTTTTGGTCTACCACCTAATCTACCATTTTGCTTAGACGCTTCTATTCTTCTGGTAATAAACAAGTATTCTTGTAATTGTCTTTCGTTTTGAAAAACTTCATCTACTAAATGAAAAAATTCATTTAATATTTTTGTGCAAGATTTTTTTTCTTCATCAGTATAAAATCCTCTGTAAAAAGATACCACGCTTTTAGTTTTTCATTTGGTTTTGAATTTTCTTCTATAAACATAATTAACTCCAATCTCATTTGTTTATAATTTATAATAGGCTTTTAGTAAACCTATAGTTTGTTTTAGGTTAGAACCCCCAGACTTCTTTTCTAGCATTTAAAACAGTTTCTTCTTTCCAAATCCAGTTATCTATATTTGGAATAAGTATTTGTTTTACTTCCTCTGGTGTATCAACCTTACTTAGAAAAAGTGCCATAGCTTTGACTATATGCTCACATATCTTTAAATGATGGCTGTATTCATAAAGTTCCAAAGGTTTAAACTCAGCATCTTTTGTCTTTGTAGGTGTTTTTAAATACCAGAGCATTTGCCTTGAATTTGTAGCCTTATGATA